TATTTAATAAAATTAAAATCTACTACATCATTTCCTGTACAAATAAGAGTAGAAAGAATTACAGCAGATAGTACAGAGTCTAAAATTGTTAATGCGTTTTCATTTCATACTGCTACTAACATAATTTTTCAACAAAATGCGTATCCAGATACAGCACATGTTGCACTTAGGTTTAATGCGGAGCAATTTCCAAGAGTTCCTAAAAGAGTTTATAAAATACGTGGTATAAAAATTAAAATACCTTCTAATGCAACAGTAAATTTAGCTGATGGATCTTTAACATATAGCGGTACATGGAATGGACAATTTAAAACAGATAAAGCATGGTGTTCAGATCCAGCATGGATTTTATACGATTTATTGATTAATACACGTTATGGTTGTTCTATCCCAGAAACAGCACTTGATAAATTTACTTTTAAGACAGTTAGTGAATATTGCGGAGAGCAAGTAGATGATGGATCTGGTACAGGTTCTACAGAACCTAGATTTAGCTGTAATGTAAATATTACCCAAGCGAGAGAAGCTTATACAGTAATAAAGGAATTATGCAGCGTAATGAGAGTAATGCCTTATTATGCACAGGCAGGTATAGCTATATCTCAAGATGCACCAAAAAATGTTTCATATATTTTTAATAATGCAAATATAACTGATGATGGATTTAATTATTTTGGATCAAGTTTAGATACAAGACATACGGTAATAAACGTAAGTTATTTAGATATGACAACACAAGAGCTAGATATAGAAACGGTAGAAGCTGATGCTACAACACAGAATAAGTATGGAATACACGTTAAGAATATAAAAGCATTTGCTACAACTTCAAGAGGTCAGGCATCAAGATTAGGAAAATGGTTTTTATTTAATGAACAAAATGCTGGAGAAACAATTTCATTTATTACAACTATTGCTGCTGGGTGTTTAATAAAACCTGGAGATATTATTGGTGTTTCTGATAATTTAAAAGCAGGTGTTAGAAGAGGTGGTTTACTTAAAAGCGTTACTAATACAACAACAGTAGTTTTAGATGATACAGCAAATACAAATATACCTGCATTATCAGAAAATCCTACATTATCAATTATTTTGCCAAATGGTTCATTAGAAACAAAAAATATAACTGCAATAAATTCTGGAACTATTACTGTTAGTTCTGCATATTCTCAAGCACCAAATCAACATGCTCCATACATATTAGAAACATCTTCATTACAAACAACAACATGGAGAGTTTTATCAATTCAAGAAAATGATGATTTAACTTATACAATTACTGCTTTAGAACATAACTCAGGAAAATATGCTTTTGTTGAAGATGGAACAGCATTACCTGTTAGGAACATTACAACACTTACTGAAATAAAAAACCCACCAGAATCTCTTACTGCTACAGAAAAAATAGTAATAATTAATAATGTTGCAGTACCAAAAATTATTTTAGATTGGCAACCACAGGCAGGTATTACAAAATATCAGGTGCAATATAGAGTAGATAATGGTGATTTTAAAACTATAGAAACACCATCTAGTAGTGTAGAAATTTTAAATACTGCGGTTGGAAAATATGAATTTAGAGTATTTAGTTTTAATGCTATAAATCAACCATCAAGAACTGCAGCAGAACTAACATTTAATGCTATTGGTAAGACAGCACCACCTCCTAATATAACTGGTCTTACATTTGAACCAATATCAGATAAATTAGTAAGATTAAGATGGGATGCTGTAAATGCTCCAGATGTAGTTGCAGGTGGAAGAATATATATAAGGCATACACCTGATGTTACTGGTGCTGGTACTTTTTCAAATGCAACAGATCTTATTCAAGCAGTAGCAGGTTCAACAACTTCAGTTGAAATTCCTAGATTAGATGGTGAGGTAATACTTAGATCACAAGATGACGGTGGACGTTTTAGTGTTGGTGAAACAAGTGTTTTAATAGATTCTCCAGATCCACTACCAAAATTATCAATTCAAACAAGAAGAGAAGATTTAGATAATCCAAAATTTCAGGGTGTAAAAACCAATGTTGGTTTTGATGCTGTTACAAATGCGATTAGTCTTAGTGGTGTTGGGCAGTTTGATAGTATAACAGTTTTCGATAATGAGGCATCAATAGATGATATTGGAGGTACAGCACCTTTAGGAGAATATTTTTTCAAAGATGTTTTAGATCTAGGTGCTGTATTTGATCTTGACATATCAAAACATTTAAAAAGCGAATCAATTTATGCTGCTGACTTATTCGATGCAAGAGGTTTAGTAGATAGCCTACAAGATTTTGATGGTACTTCTAGCGTTGCTACAAATGCAGATGTATTTGTTTCTGTTAGCCAAGATAATAATACTTTTGCTGCTTATCAAAAATTTGCTAATGGTACATATAAAGGAAGATCATTTAAATTTAAATGTGTTTTAACCTCATCAGATCCAGCACAAGATATTAGAGTGCAACAACTAGGATATATAGCACAATTTCAAAGAAGAACAGAACAAAGTGCAACAGCTATAGCATCTGGTAGTGGAATTAAAAATATAAGTTTTGCACATAATTTTTTCACAGGTACTTCTGCATTATTAGGTGCAAATTCTAATTTGCCCTCTATTGCTATTACTGCAACTGATATGCAAAGCGGTGATTATTTTACCTTAAGCAATATATCTAATAGTGGTTTTTCTGTACATTTTAAAGACAGTAGCAATAATTCTATAAATAGAAATTTTAATTTTATTGCGACAGGTTTTGGCAAATCAAGCTGATCTGATATACAATATGCCTAAGTAGTCGCATTGCATGGCAAGAGTTGATAACACAGGTGGTAACGCATTCCAGGCGGATAATGGTACGGGTTTGCAGGTACGTACAAAATTAAATCAAATATTTGCAGCACTTAGTACTTTAAATCAAGGTTCTGGTACTCCGTCAGTAGGTTTAGCTGCTTATGTTCCTTTTATTGATGGAAATAATTTAAATATTCGCAATGCCGCAAATAATGCAAACGTATTATTAGGAGATGTAAGTTTACCTAATTTTGGGCATGCACCTTTAACTGGAGCGACTTTTACTGGTTCTGTTATACATAATTACACAGGTGCATTAAGGCTACCTGTTGGAACTACTGCACAAAGACCAGGATCACCAGCTACAGGAGATATTAGATTTAATAGCACAACTACTTCTGCTGAAATATATGATGGATCAGCTTTTACAGCAGTTGGAGGCGGTTCTGGAACAACTGGAGGCGGTTCTGATGAGCTTTTTCTTGAGACTGACCAAACTATGACAACCTCATATCAATTAAGTGCTTCAAAGAATGCCATGACTATAAGTCCTGTCATTAATAGTGGAGTCACCCTAACTGTGCCATCTGGTGCAATTCTTGTAATTCTTTAATCATGGCTTTAAACATTAACGGTACTACTGGTATTTCTGGAGTTGACGGATCAGCTACCGCACCAGCTTTACAGGGAGCTGATAGTAATACTGGAGTAAGCTTTGGATCTGATACTGTCAAAATAAATACAGGTGGATCGACAAGAGCAATTTTTGATGGATCAAATTTTGCAGTAACAGGAGGTATGAATGCTACTAAAAGTGCTGATAGTACAACAACTTCCGTAATTACTAATAATGGTACTACTGGTGGAAATGTTTTAAAGTTAACTACTGGTGGTACTGGAGGTGGAACACAAATATTTGCTTGCTTTGCCAATAATCAATCTAGTGAAACTGAAATTTTTAGAATTGACGCAGCGGGTGATGTCGGAATTGGTACAAGTCAGCCCAACAATGCCGATTCTGCTGATGGTGGATTGCAAATACAACCAAATCATTCTAATGGTGCACCTACCATTCATTTTAAAAGGGCAAGCACTAGCAATACTTCACAAGCATTTGGATTTGTAAATGGCAATACAGGGGTTGGATCTATAACTTATACAAATGGTGGCACGGCTTTCAATACATCTTCAGATTACAGACTTAAAGAAAATGTAGTTGCATTATCTGATGGCATAACAAGAATAAAAACTTTAAAACCTTATAGATTTAATTTTATTGTTGATGCAGATAAAACAGTTGATGGATTTTTAGCTCACGAAGTTACACCAGTAGTTCCAGAAGCTATTACAGGTGAAAAAAATGCGGTTGATTCTAACAATAAACCTATATATCAAGGAATAGATCAAGCTAAACTTGTACCTTTACTTACGGCTGCATTACAAGAAGCTATTGCTAAAATAGAAGTGTTGGAAACAAAAGTCGCAGCATTGGAGGCTGGATAAATGAGCCAGATCAAACTAAAACATAGCGGTGGTAATTCAGTAATAATAGCTGCACCAGATAGTAACCCTGCATCGGATCGCACTCTTAAATTACCTAGTGATGGTGATGGTACTATCCTTACTACTAACTCTGCTACAGGTAAAATTCTTCAAGTTGTATCAACAACAAAAACAGACTCATTTTCCTATGGTACTCTCAATACTGAATTTGATATTACAGGAATGTCGGTATCAATCACTCCTAGTGCTTCTAGTAGTAAAATTTTAGTAACAGCAAGTATAAATTATGGAGGAAGTGATAATACTTATACTGGAATAATTTTAAAAGATAATTCAACAGGAAGTTTTGATTATACTTCTAGAGCAGATTCTTTTACTGCAAGTAATGGTGCTGCTGTACCAAGGTTTACAACAACTGCTGATACTATTAATACTTATAAAGTAACTAATACAACAATAGAATTTTTACATACTTCTAATACTACAAATGCAATTACCTATAAACTAATGGGTTATATTCGTTATGGTGCTTTTTTTCTTAATAGACCATACACACTTGATACTGCTTCAAGAAGCACAGGAACATCAACCATAACTGTTAAGGAGATAGCAGCATAATGGCTATCTCTTATAATTAAAGAAAAACACTATGGCACTAGATCACGAAGCGATTTACAAAAGTCACCCAACAGTTGTTTCTATAGATGACTCTGCTGGTGCGTTTGATAAAGATGGTAATTCTGTAACTCTTGAGCAAAGTAAAATAGATACTGCAAGAACTGAACTTAATACTGCTGCTGCAGCCATTAAGTATCAAACTGACAGGACAAAAGATGGTTCTAAAACGTATGACACAATCGGTAATCAATTAGACATGCTCTTTAAAGCGATTGATGCTGATTCAGATTTAAAAACTAAATTTGCTACATGGCATACTCACATAACTGAAGTAAAAAACGCTAATCCAAAACCATGAGTGAAATCAAAGTAAATTCGATTAAAGGGGTAGGAGCATCAGTAGCTGCCTTAAGTATTAATAATTCTGATGGAACGTGTACTGCCAATATTACAAACAGAACTAATAAAAATTTGATAATTAACGGAGCACAACTTATAGCCCAAAGGGGCACGTCATCTACATCAACTGGCTACCAAACTATTGATAGATTTGCATTACTAACATCAGGTGTAGATGAAGCACCAACACAGGCACAAGTAGATGTTGCAAGCGGAACAACTCCTTATACAAATGGTTTTAGAAAAGCATTAAAAATAACAAATGGAAATCAGACAAGTGGTGCAGGGTCTGCAGATTATATTATTGTTAGACACAAGATTGAAGCTCAAAATCTTGCAAATTCTGGTTGGAATTATACATCCACTTCAAGTAATGTAACTTTATCTTTTTGGATAAAAGCAAGTGTTGCACAAAATTATTATTTTAGTGTTCTAAGTTCAGATGGAACTCTGCAAAATTTTCCAATGGAAACAGGTTCTTTAACTGCTGATACTTGGACAAAAATAACTAAAACAATACCAGGAGCAGCTAATGTACAGTTTAATAATGATAATGGAATAGGAATTGAATTAGATTGGTGGTTGTTTGCTGGAACAAGTTATACAGCAAGTGGTGTTGCGTTAAATACTTGGGCTCCTTATGCTTCTGGCACTAGATTTCCAGATCATACTTCAACATGGTACACAACAAATGATGCGACACTTGAAATTACAGGAGTGCAGCTAGAAGTAGGCAGCGTGGCAACAGATTTTGAGCATAAATCATTCGGGCAAGAGCTTGCTTTATGTCAGAGGTATTTTCTAAGAATACCTGATCAAAATGCATCATCAGGTTACGCTTTTTTAGCACAAGGGGCTGGACATGACAATAATGGTTTTCTTTGTAACTTTCATTTTCCAACTACTATGCGAAGCAATCCGAGTTTATCAACAACTGGAAGCTTAAGAGCCTATAACGGGGGAGGTATTACCTTAAATAGTGTTGTTCTTAATTCATCTTCGGTTGCTAGTGCTTGTGTACAATGTGCCGTTGCAAGTGGTGTTTCACCAAAAGATGCAGTTACTCTAGGTCAAAATAATGATTCTGACGCTGGAGTTGAATTTAGTTCGGAGCTTTAAATTATGGCATATCCAACAAACCCAATTTATAAATTAGCTAAAAACAAAGAAGGGGATGAAATTTGCATACTTACAAAAGTAGATGACAAACAATTATGTATTCCTTTTTCTGAAGATAACACCGACTACCAAGAGTACCTTGAGTGGGTAGCAGAGGGAAACACACCCGAAGCTGCT